CAGTTGGCGAGTTTATTACAGAAGCACTTGAAAAAGAGGTTCCCGAATCTGCACGGACTCTATTAGAATCAAACGTAAAGGATGAGGTCAAACACGACCTCGCCCTTACATATATCACCAATGCTATAGGCGTTGATGAAAAAGCAGAAGCAGAAGCTTTCCGTCTACGTGACGCATGGGAAGCACACCCAGATCACACTATATTAAAAGCTTTGGTAGCCGAACGTGCTATATTCTTTGTTATTCTTCCTTTCTTTAGGTTTTGTGGTGATTCGGGTATCCGAACAGTATCAGCTGATATATCCCGAGATGAACAAATTCACGTGGCCTGTAATAGTCTCGTTTGTTCTGCTATGGGTCTACGCCCTAGTAATTCTCTGGACAAACTTAGGAAAGCCACTATCAATTGGATCTTTCAACCACTAGGTATAAATACTACCGATAAATATTTGGACAAAAATTTTTGGCTGGATTCAAGTGATCGATTAATGTATGAGGGAAAAGCTCCACAGCTTTCTGATACACGATCAGCAAGAATGCCAGCGTTCTTTGAGCATAGCAATGTCAACCTACCCCAATATGCTTGAGCCTTTAATAGGGCCAAACATGCAAGCTGTCCTAGCAGAATTGGACGAACACTTCCCACCCGTAAACCCACACCCTAAAGAAGAGCTGTCCTCTATTATGTATAAAGCAGGACAACGCTCTGTCGTGGAGTGGATATCTAAACGACTTAACGAGGATTAAATTATGGGACAAGGTAATAAAAGTAGAGGAGGAAAATCTAAATCTAAATCTAAATCAAAATCTAAGAATAGAGGACCAAGAAGTAGAGGAAATCCAAATAGAGGAGGTGGTGTTAGACGTCAAGACAGAGGAAATCATCTCGACATGACTGTTGAGCAAGCAATGAAGTTATATAAAAGACAGATAGACGAGGGCATCTCTTTAGAACAGGCAATGAGACATAACCCTGCTGAAACTATAAGTTTTCATGATCTTATTCAACCTGAAAAGAAAGAACCTGAAAAGAAAGAACCTACTGTTACCATAACACCTGCTTTAACACCTGATGTATTAAAGGGTCCAGTAAAAAATACACCTCAAAGTCAACGATTGAAAATCACTGGCAGCGGAGATGTCCCAAGTAACCGATCAACTTATGATACTCCACAACCTCTTGTAGGTAAGCAAAGGATCGATGATGGCGAGCTTAAGGCTGGAGACATACCTAGTAGCTGGCTTGATTTTTACAATAGACAATGGCAAGGAAGCAGAGCAGCGGATGCAGCAGATAAAAAAGCTAGACTACAAAACGAAGCTGCTGAGAGACAGTATCAGTACGATAGCAGAGATTGGGAAAAGAAAAAGCATTCTGGAGCAGGTGGTGCTTTCATGCCAAGATGGGGGCCATCTATTCCTCTTCCTCTTCCTCGGAGAAAAGGAAAAAGAAAGTTAACCACTTCAGAGGCTGCAGCACGAAGATTTGAAAGAAAAAAACGAAGAGGACGTTACTTTGAGGGACCGCTTCCCGGCATAGCAGCGTCAATATCAACTATGGGATTAAACTTATGACAACACCATTTGATTTTAGTACAATAGAAGGTCTAAACACTTTCTGGGATGGCAGTGCAGACGCTGGTGGCTGGGGTGGTGGACAATTCAACACCCACACTGGTCAAGCTGGTATCAATGCAAACCTAGATAATCTTTATCAAGGTTTATTAGGACGTAATGCAGATACAGGTGGTAGAAATTACTGGGGCAAAGAGATTGCATCAGGTGCTATTGATTATCTCGGTGTAGCAAATGCTATTAAAGCATCCAAAGAAGGTTCAGGACAGACAAACTATCTATCTAATAATCCTAATGCTACAGCTGCCGACTTAAAATCTTTACCTAATGCATACATAAGTCCATTCCATAAGTATAGTGGTTCAGCTGCTGCAGGATGGACGCCTGATCAGCCAATGACTTTAGCACATGCAAGAGCAGCTGCTCTCACAGAATCAAACGCTGATGGTAGTCAGAAGCTAGATGCTGATGGTAATTATATCCCCAAAGGATCTTACGATGATCAGACTAGACACAATCCTCAGCAAATTTGGAATGATATTATAAGTGGTGACTTGCAACTTGGAGGTGGTCAGCAGTACGAAAAGTATGATGACTCAGGATTGTTAGGTACCATCAGTGGATTACGAGGAGAACTTGGAACTCTGAAATCTGCATTTGATGACTACAAAAAAGATATGGATAAGATGTGGGCTAATGCTAACTGGGGATCTGGTACCAGCCGACAGCAGAGTACAGTCCAAGGAGTAAAGACTCAGAATGAATTACCCGGATGGACACCTAAGACAGGAGGATCTACAGGATTCTTTGGAAGAGGTAGCGGGTTTGGATTAACAACAGGATCATTAAACATATAAAAAAATGACAGCAAAATCTAGGTATGATTATTTATCAAGTGATCGTTCCCAGTTTTTATCAGAAGCGAAAGACGCATCGGAACTAACCCTACCGTACCTTATTAGTGGACACGAAGAGAACACTAAAGGTATGAAGCAACTCAAGACTCCTTGGCAATCCGTTGGAGCCAAAGGAGTTGTAGCTTTAGCAAGTAAACTATCACTCAGTCTGGTACCACCACAGACTAGTTTCTTTAAACTACAACTAGATGAGTCACAACTAGGGGAACAGTTTCCACCAGAAATAAAATCAGAATTAGATTTATCCTTTGCAAAAATAGAGAGAACCATTCTTGATGCTATCGCAGCATCAGATGATCGTGTAGTAATACACCAAGCATTACAGCATCTAGTTGTGGGTGGTAATGCTCTAGTTTTCATGGGTAAAGATGGTCTGAAATTATTTCCGTTGAATCGCTATGTGATAGAACGAGACGGCAACGGCGAAGTGATTGAAATAGTCACGAAAGAAAGAATCAACAAAAAATTAATAGAGAATCAGCTACCTATGGAGGTGCTGTATCCAGACGGACCAGACAGTTCAGTAGATGATACTAAGTCTGACAAGGAAGAGTGTGATGTATTCACTCATGTAACTAGAGATAACAATAGATTTATATGGCATCAAGAAGTGTTTGATAAGGAACTTGCTGGAAGTAAAGGTAAGTCTCCTATTGACACTACACCTTGGCTACCACTTAGATTTAATACAGTAGATGGAGAAGCTTATGGTAGAGGAAGAGTAGGTCAATTCATTGGGGATCTTAAGTCCCTTGAAGCACTCTCTCAGGCACTAGTAGAAGGCTCTGCAGCAGCTGCAAAAGTTGTTTTCGTTGTATCACCCTCAAGCACAACCAAGCCCGCTACACTTGCAGCTGCAGGTAATGGAGCTATCGTGCAAGGTAGGCCGGATGACATAGGTGTAATACAAGTTGGCAAGACAGCTGACTTCCAGACTGCCTATCAGTTGATGGCTACATTAGAGAAGAGATTGAATGAAGCTTTCCTTATACTTAGTGTAAGAGATAGTGAGAGGACTACTGCACAAGAAGTCCAGATGACTCAGCTAGAATTAGAACAACAGCTAGGTGGTCTATTTGGTTTACTTACTATTGAATTCCTAGTACCTTATTTAAACAGAAAGCTAAGTGTATTCCAGAAGACTGGAGAGATTCCTAAGATACCTAAAGGAATGGTTAAACCAACCATCGTAGCTGGTATTAATTCTCTTGGTCGTGGTCAGGATGTACAAGCATTAGGTCAGTTTATGCAAACCATTGGTCAGACAATGGGTCCACAAGCTATCCAACAATACATTAATCCTGAAGAACTAATCAAACGATTGGCTGCAGCTCAAGGTATAGACGTCTTGAATTTAGTCAAGAGTATGCAAGAAATTCAAGGAGAGAAACAGCAAGCTCAAGAACAAGCAATGCAGATGGAACAAATGAAGCAAGCTCCTAACATGGCTAAAGCTCCAATGCAAGATCCATCTAAGAACCCTGCATTAGAAGCAGAGTTAAGATCACAAATACCAGAAGACCAACAATTACCACCTGAAGAATAATGGCAGAGACATTAACATTTGAAAACACAACAGAAACTACTAGTATAGATAATCTTAATGCTGATGAGCAAGATTCTCTACAGGTAGGGGAAGCTATGGTAGAGGCTCAAAGTGAGCTTCTAGCTGGCAAGTATAAAGATGCACAAGAACTAGAGAAAGCCTATGTCGAACTCCAAAAAAAACTTGGAGACAAAGGTACTGAAGATAGCTCGGAAGCTGGGGACTCCCAAGACAGTGAAGAAGTGGAGTCAGAAGAAGGTAATGAGAATGAAAATGAAACTGAAGTCGATACTTCACAAGATGGAATCCTAGATCAACTGTGGGAACAAGCTAACAAAAAGGAGTATACTAAAGAAACTCTTGCAGAATTAGAAAAGATGAACTCAGTTGATATAGCTGATATGCATCTAAGGTATCGTCAACAAGTTGAGCAAAGTAGACCACAGCCACTAAATGAACAGCAAGCTACAGAGTTAAAGAATGTAGCTGGTGGTGATCAACAGTATGGTGAGATGCTACAGTGGGCAAAGGATAATCTAAACCCACAAGAAGTTCAGATGTTTGATACAGTTATAGATCGAGGAGATCCTCTTGCTGCTTTCTTTGCAGTCAGATCCTTAGCTTATAGGTATCTAGATTCACAAGGTAGAGATGGTAAGATGGTGACAGGTACAGCTCCAAGAGGAGATGGTACTCAATTTAATAGTCAAGCTGAAGTAGTAGAGGCTATGAGTGATCCTCGATACGATAGAGACCCCGGCTTTAGACAGAAGGTTATGAAGAAGCTCGAACGCTCTAATATTAATTTCTAATTATGGCAAGATGGACGTGGGAAAAAGGTAAAGACGAAGAGATAGCTGCATTGAAACAGCAGCTAATGATAGAACAATCAGATAAGGAAACTATACTACAGAGTCTTATGATAGGTGCTCATCCACCGGGAGAACTTCCTCCTTATGTACCTCCAGATAAACCCAGTAGCCCATGGAATCCGGGTAAATCACCTGCACCTTCTAGAGATAAGTTAATGTTAGCTCACGGTGAAGGAAGAGGACCACAACCAAAGTATCACGATGAGTATAATAGAGAACTTCCAATACCACCTTGGATGCAGATGGACCCTAGTGGTGAGTTATTTGAAATACCTTGGATGAAAGAAAAGTATTTAAACGAACATCCAGAGCTAAAGATCTCGTCTTCTAGATCAATAAGAGATCATCTAAAACCGGGTACAACAGGTTTAAGAGATTATGATAAATCAGGTGGAGGTCGTGGTATTCCAGAAGATGAGTGGTTAAAACTCATAAGATCAGCACCAAAAGCCTAGTCAATAACTGACCTATACAGGAGGGAGCGTGGCGACCTGAACTTTCATCATCGCCCATTAACTTACTCATTACTTTAATGAACGACACAGAAGTACTACAACTTCAAGCTCCTATTGAATACACTATGAACGATAACGCAGAAATCCAAAACGGACGCTGGGCTATGCTTGGCAT